ACTATCAACGAGATGCTGAGTATAATCTTGACCACCCCAATTAGGATCCATGGGGTCAGGGCTAAATAACAAATTTTCTTGCTCAGCGTTCATTTGATCAAGTGGTGTAGTTGTTCCTTGATAAAAATCGGTCTGATCATAAGCTGGGTAAGAATTTTTATTATACGGCATATCGTTGCGCGTTGCATCAATCAATAATGTGGGGTTTGGTGGCCTTGGAATGGTTGGAGGCAAACCGCCTTGCAAATCTGTTGGGCTAGGACGAATTTTATAAACTGAACTTCCTTGCGCGTCAAATGTGCTTTGTAAATAAAGAACAGGGCAACGAATTCCCTGGCTGCGTTGCCAATCCATAAACTCCACATAATCTTCTAAATTTTCAAACTCAACTGGATTTACTCCAGGGACTTGAGCCACTTTAGAGTTGTATAAAAAATAACTGCTTCCTTTTTGAACCAAAATATCAGGACATCTAGAATTGCTAATATTTGTTAAACCTTCCATAAATTTAGATGGTCTTGTAGCAACACAATAATAGATTCCTGCTAAAAAACTAACAATAATTAATATGTATAACGGAGTATTCATTATATATATATTAGAATGCGATAAAATTAAATAAAAATACTGAAACTTTTATTTTCTGCTTTTATTTTATAATGCAGTTTAAAAAACCATTCATATATATAGATCCGTTGCTGTCAAACCACGATAATCTGGTAGAAGACTTTAACAATGATGTTAAAACCGGAAAACATGTATTTTTATTCTTGTTTATGGATGGATGTGGACCATGTAATGAGACTAAGCCAAAATGGAACAATATTAAAAAGTATTTGAAAAAGGAACACTTACATAAGAACGATGTGATAATAGCTCAAATAAATCAAAAACTTTTTAGTGGTTTAAATGGAGTTGGTTCGGAGCCAATGGGTTATCCTTGTTTGCGTTATGTTAAATCTCCAACTGTAGAAGAATACGAGGATTCTAGTATTCAAAATAAGGATAGAAGCTCTGAATCATTTGCTGCGTGGGTTGAGTCAAAGTTGAGAGAAGGAAAACACAAAAGCAATAAACAGAAAGGTGGCAAACGAAGAACAAATCGCAAAGGAGGAAAATGGTCATTAAAATATAAAAAAAGCATCAACTGCAGAAGACCCAAGGGTTTCTCTCAAAGACAACACTGCAAATACGGCAGAAAAACGCAAAAGCATCATTAATTAAAATTATCTTGAGAATAACCTATTATAGCACAGGCAATTCTTTTTCCTGCGTTCCCATTTTTTAGACTTGCTTCATCTCCACCTAATCCACAATCGTCTTCGTCTGCATGAATAATTAATCCTCTTCCTATAATATTTGCCTTTGAACCGCGCAATTTAATAAAATCGTCCAACATTTTATATTTGGCGCATCCAGTTGAATCTGTTTGCAAATTACCTAAATCTCCAACGTGTCGCTCTTTTACACCAGGACAACCATGATTTTTGTCATATGGATTAAAGTGTGCGCACATACTTTCACAATGATTTGTTAAATCTCCGGATTCATGAACGTGAAATCCATGTAACGCATTTTTCTTAAGACCTATAATGTTAATATCAATATTTACATTTCCATTTTTTAAATCCTCTGTAAAAATAACTGTTCCTTTTATTTTTTTCCCATCAAAAACAGCAATTGCTTTAATTGGCTTATCTTTATTCATTTATATATTTTTATATAAATTAATATTTATTTTATTCCGCAATCTAACGTTTCTTTGTAAACGCCTTTCTTTTATTTTTCCTTTGGGTTTTTTTTCTTCTGGTTTTTCTGGTTCTTCTAGTTCTTCTGCCTCCCTTTTTTCCTTTCGCAAGTGGCATCATTCTAGGAACTTTGTGAGCTAATGGTGGTCCAGGATTTATAATTCTACACAATTCCACATTGCTTGGTGTGCGATTTTCTGGAGCGCATATATCCACGCGATATTGTGGCGCGGTTGCCATATAAAGTCGCAAACAACCAGCGACGTCAACAAGAGCGCTGTGTGTGCGACCATTTATTTGCTGACCAAATAAAGCGATGTGGCCTTCCTCAAGATTAGGATTCTTTGGAGAATATGCCTTTGCGTAATATTCTTTTCTTTTTACGTCATACATTTTTCCATCTTCTGCCGACACTTTATCAATAACAACATTTTTCTCAGCATCTCTCACGTATTTGTATGGCCACACTCTAGCTTGAGCCTTTGCTAAGTATTGAGTGTCAACAACTTCGGGAGCAGATTCTGTGTCAAGGCCTCTTAACTTTCGGTAAGCGTCACGATACATCTCTTTTTTAGCTTCGCTAATTTCTGCATCACCAATTAAACGCAGTAATTCGGCGCACACAACGTTTACATCATAAGGAGTGTTGTGAGCAACAAGCGCTCCAGTTCTGTTATAAGCTGCAATAAATTCATCCATAGCAACATCAATGGGTCGTCCTTCTGTGCGAGATCTCTCGTCGGTTACCCCATGGACATCAACAGATCCTTGTGGAATAGGGTATTGACTTTCTTTAAGCTTAACTATATCATTTCCTTCTTCGCTTTGTGCAACAATTTCCATGGTTACAGGATTGTATAATATAAACGCTAATTGAACAATAATGGGCCAATTATCTAAATTTGACGCTTCGGTGACACTGCTTTCGCCTCCTGTGCCAAGACCTGTTGTTTCTGTGTCAAATACTAATATGAGTGGTTCACTTGCCATAATGCGTATATAATAAAGTTATATTATTTTTTGTTATTTTGTTTTTGTTATTTTGTTATTTTTTCATTAAAAATTGAACTTAAAAATTTCGCAATATATTATTGCATAAGTAACTAAACAAGATGGAACACGTTTTCAGACTTTACGATTTTAACGTTTATAATAAAAAAGGAGAAGCCAAAGAGGAATCCGGAAGTGACGAGGAATCTGTTGCTAAATCTGACGCAAACAATTTTGTTATCCAAATGTTTGGAATTAACGAAAAAGGCGATTCTTGCTCAATCCTCGCCGAAAATTTTAAACCTTTCTTTTATGTGAAAGTAAGCGACAACTGGACGCAATTCACAAAGTCGTCGTTCTTGGAACACATAACCAAAAAACTAGGCAAATATTATGAAAATTCTATTAGTGATTGTAAGATTATTAAACGAAAGAAGCTTTATGGTTTTGATTGTGGAAAGGAGCACAAGTTTATCATGTTCCAATTCACCAATTTGCAAGCGTTTAATAAGGCCAAGAATTTGTGGTATAATGCAGATCGTAAACTTCTTGAATCCGGTTTGATTTACGCCAACACTCCAACTTATTTGTATGAAGCAAACATCCCACCTTTGTTGCGTTTCTTCCACATCAAAGAGATTAGCCCTTCTGGCTGGGTCGCTCTACCAAAAAAGAAAACTGTTGAAGTGAAAACGAACAAGGAAACTACGTGCAAATATGAGTTTACAATTGACTATAAAAATATTTTACCACTAAATGAAAAGGAAACTCCAGTTCCTTACAAGATCTGTAGTTTTGATATTGAGGCCAGCAGTAGTCATGGGGATTTTCCTATACCTATTAAATTTTACAAGAAGTTGTCTACAAACATCATTGAATATTTTGAAAAGTTTTCAGAGCTAAGTCCTGAAATATGCGAAATTGACTTAAGGCGCATAGTTAGAAGGGCATTTGGTTTTAATACAGAAGACAAGGAGATGAACTTGATAGATCTTGTGTTTCCCAAAAAGAAACATGTGCCAAAATCTGAAGACGAAGTTTTGGAAATGATTGATTCCTGGCTTAAAACACCCCTAGAAAAAAAATCTAATGAAGCTCTCAGCAATCAATTGAAGATTGAGTCAATGTTTGAAAATATAAATAATGACGAGGAAGAAGATGCCGCTGCATCATTTCCAACAAAAGGCAAGACCAAAAAATCTGAATCTAAAAAATATATGGTGGCAGACGTTCTGTGCGATAAAACGCTAACAAGAGAAGAGAAACTCAATCAGATTAATATGTCATTGTCGGATAGAAATTCTCGTGTGCATCCGTTTCCAGAATTGGAGGGCGACAAGGTTACGTTTATTGGTTCAACGTTTCTAAGAGCTGGCGAAAAGGAACCTTACTTGAATCATTGCATTGTTCTTAACACGTGTGGAAAGGTACCTGTTGATAATTGTGAAATTGAATCCTATAAAACAGAAAGAGAAGTTTTGCTAGCATGGACGCGGCTAATTCAACGAGAAAATCCAGACATTGTCATTGGATATAATATATTTGGGTTTGATTATGCATTCATGTTTAATCGCGCGCAGGAAAATGGTTGCGTCCGAGAATTCTTAAGGCTGTCTAAAAATAAAAACGAGATTTGTGGCGAGGACCCATTTAATCCAAACACTTATAAGTTGGAGGAAACAAGTCTTAAGATTGCAAGCGGTCAACACGATTTACAATATATTAAGATGAATGGTCGCGTTCAGATTGATTTGTATAACTACTTCCGACGAGAAGAGAATTTGACATCTTACAAGTTGGATTATGTTGCTGGTCATTTTATCGGCGATTATGTGAAATCATTTGAATCCTCGGTTGCAAAAACGACTACGGTCTATAGTGGAAATCTAACTGGTTTATTGGTTGGAAGCTATGTTCATTTTGAGGAGATTGGGCATTCCGTTGACTATTATAGCGATGGTGCCAAATTTTCAGTTGTATCTGTAAATAAAGAAAACAAGTCGTTTGTTGTATCAGGCATAGTTTCGCCAGACATGACCAAAAAAGTGAGATGGTGTTTGGCAAAGGACGACGTGACTCCAAAAGACATCTTCAGAATGACAAATGGTACAGATGATGACCGAGCGGTTATCGCGAAATACTGTATACAGGATTGTAACCTAGTTCATTATTTGTTAAATAAGTCTGACGTGTTAACCGGATTTGTTGAGATGGCTAAGATTTGCAGCGTTCCAATTAGCTTTCTGGTCCTCAGAGGCCAAGGCATTAAGCTGACGAGTTATGTTGCAAAGAAATGCAGAGAAAAGCGCACATTAATGCCTGTTATTGAAAAGTTGGAAAGCGACGATGGATACGAGGGGGCAATTGTTTTGGATCCAAAGTGCGACTTGTATCTGGACAATCCGGTTGCTTGCGTGGATTATGCTTCGCTGTATCCATCCTCAATGATTAGCGAAAATTTGTCACACGATAGCAAGGTTTGGACTAAGGAGTATAATTTGAAGAATGAGTTAATCACAATAACTGGAGAAACAGACGATAAAGGAAACTTCCTTTACGACAATTTGCCAAACCATGAATATGTTGACGTAACATATGACACGTTCAAGTATGTGCGAAAGACGCCTTCGGCTGCAGCGGAAAAAATCAAGTCAGGATATAAGATTTGCAGGTTTGCACAGTTTCCAGATAATGCGAGGGCAATTATGCCTGCTATTTTGGAGGAGCTTTTGCTCGCAAGAAAGACTACAAGAAAGTTGATTCCACAACAAACGGATGACTTTATGAAAAATGTCCTTGATAAGAGACAAATTGCATACAAGTTAACTGCAAATTCTCTTTACGGACAATGTGGTGCAAGAACAAGCACATTCTATGAGAAAGATATTGCAGCGTCAACGACTGCCACTGGTCGTTTATTGCTAACGTATGCAAAAAAGATTATTGAGAATACCTATGGAAACCGAATTTGTGATACGTCTAAATTTGGAAAAGTTCTAACAAAAGCTGAATACATATATGGTGACACGGATTCGGTATTCTTTACATTTAACTTGCACACTCTAGACGGACAACCAATTAGAGGAAAAGATGCTCTAGAAATTACGATTGAATTAGCACAAGAAGCCGGACATTTAGCGTCTAGTTTCTTAAAGAATCCGCATGACCTGGAATACGAGAAAACATTTATGCCATTTTGCCTGCTTTCAAAGAAGCGTTATGTGGGAATGCTTTATGAGCACGATCCTGATAAGTGTAAGCGCAAAGAAATGGGAATTGTTCTTAAGCGGAGAGATAATGCACCAATTGTAAAAGATATTTATGGAGGAATTATTGATATTTTGATGAAAAAAAAAGATATTAAACAGGCGACCGAGTTCTTGAAGTCATGTCTGAAAAACATTGTAGAGGAGAATTATCCGATGGACAAGTTGATTATTACCAAATCTCTGAGGTCTGGTTACAAAAACCCGAAGCAAATTGCTCACAAGGTTTTAGCGGATAGAATTACAGCCAGAGATCCAGGAAATAAGCCAAGTTCAGGAGACCGCATTCCATTTGTCTACGTCCATCATCCAAATAAGAAGGCATTACAAGGTGAAAAAATTGAGACTCCGACTTACATAAAAGAGAACAATTTGAAGATTGACTATTCGTTTTATATTACAAATCAAATTATGAAGCCGGTGCAGCAGGTGTTTGCGCTAGTCCTAGAGAAAATGTGGGAGATGCAGAACAAGAAATCAAAGATTGCAAAATTCAGAAGGGACGTTGAGACTTTGCAAAGGACAACGGATCCAGAAAAATTTGAAGACAAGTTGGAGTCAATGAAGAATAAAGAGGTAAAAGCTCTCCTATTTGACGAGTTCTTGAGAGAAACAAACAACCAAAAAGAAGGAAACCAATCGCTCTTGAAGTTCTTTAAGTAGGTTAGAAATATATATTATTCGCGAAGCTTTTATTTTAACGTTTGAAATAATTTTTTATCTATGAAAAATACTTAAAAGTAAACGCAGTTGTTATATATTATGAAATACATAACCACTATTATCAAAAAGTTTATTCCGAAAGAATTGCCCAAACCTCTTGGTAGATGGAGGATGGAAAATTGCAACACACAAATAAACAATAAAATAGATTTATCAAACGAAGATCACTGCGGTCCTTGTGGACAATATGCGTTAGAGAAAATAGAATCAAAAAATGATGCAAAAAATGATGCAAAAAATGATGTTAATTTAAAAAAGTAGGTTAGAAATATCTATTATTTTGCTTTCTCCCTTGCGAATAAAATACTATTTAATTATATTATATTATGTTTGAAAAAATAACTCTTAAACAAGCAAACGAAGGTATGAATCAAACAATTAATTATGAAATTGAAAGAGATTATAAGGGGAAAAGTAATGTTGCTGATTGCGTTAATAAATGCAAAAAACATATTAAATAAAAAATTGATCAAAAGATTTAAAAACAATTTGTTATTATTATAACAATGATGCAAGGGATTATTAATAAGAAAAACGCTCTGAAGGATTTATCAGACGAACAGTTTGAGACATTGCTACCAACTTTGGCGAATGAATTGGAAGCCAATGGAATTATATATGACACCTATACAGATGAAGAAATTGTTAAGGATTGGCAAACTCTTTGCAAGAAACCATTGAACGATGACGTTACAAATATTTCAGCTACAAATGTTGTTGGTATGAAGATTATGAAAAAATATATGAAGCATTTTCATGATGTGACAAATTACAAGGGTGTATCTGTTTCATCGTTGTGGAAGAAGGAGCACTTAGAAAAGGCGTTGCGATTTAACCGCAAGAATCATTCCACTCCTTACGCCTCAGAAATTGTCAGATCATTATCTTTTACAAATGGACTTGGCAAGGTCACCATGTATCGTCCACTTATGGCGCGTAATATTGTCTCTTATTTCAAAGCAAAGAGTGTTCTAGATGTGTGTGCTGGTTGGGGTGGAAGAATGTTAGGGACAAAGAGCATAAGCCAATATGTTTCTTATACTGGCATTGAACCTTGTGAAAAAACGTTTAAGCACTTGTGCACAATGTGCAATGATTTGGAGATTGATAATATCATGCTTGTCAATGAGCCTGCTGAAAAGTTCTTGAATGAACTTCCTGCAAGCATGAAGTTTGACGTTGCTCTCACAAGCCCACCATATTACAATTTGGAGCTGTATTCAGACGAAGACACGCAGTCAACAACAAATTATTCCAATTACAAATCGTGGATTGAAAAATTCTTGGAGCCAGTAATTAAGAATGTTATGAATCGCGTTACTTACAGCTGTTGGAGCGTGAAGAATTTCAAGACGGATAAGAAGTATGATTTGTTGGCAGATGTTACACGAATTCACGAGGAGAATGGATGGAAGATGATGGATGTTAAATTCACCATGTCAAATAGCAAGCGACCTGGTGCCAATGGATCTTCAGAAACAAATGAAGCATCTGGTCCAAAGAAGACAGAGGAAGTAACGTATGTCTTTATCAAGGCATAAAAAATTGAAACTTGTTATTTCGCAAAATAATAAATAACTATTTAGACATGCCTCCTATAAGAGTAACCCTTGAAAATAAAGATTTGTTTCTTAACAAAAAGATAGAATTTAATACGGACAAAGTAACTGGAACGAAAGAGAAATTTACGGCAACTGTTGAAAAGGTTAATGAAAAATCTTTAAAGATATCAGGGTTCCCACAAATAAAAAATAATTTGAAAATTGAAACCAGAAAAATAATTTGCTACGAAATTTAGGATTATAAATTAACCTTGTTGATGATACTTTAATAATTATAAATAAAAAATAAAAAGCTATAATTAAAT